TTGGCGGTGCGGGCGCTACGGGTGCCGGCGCGGAAACGGCTGCGGGGGCACTGGGCGCTGCGGGTGCTGCTGGCGGTGCGGCTACTGGCGCTTCGGGCATAGCTTACTTTCCTCCATTGAGTAACTTCGCTGCATTCACCGTGGCATCTACAACTTCCTTGGCGGATGCAACTTGGTCTTTTGCCCCACCTGTCAAGGCAGGGTCAATCTGTGAAATTGCGGTGAGGCGCTGGATCGCGATCTGTGCAGCCTTAATCAATTGCTGCATCTCACCCTGAATTGCCGGGTCCGGTGCGGGCTTCGGCGGCGCCCCGGCTTGTGAAACCTTCATCTGACGCTGCGCTGTGTCCGCCGCAACCTGGGTATCAAGGTCATTTAGCTCGTCAAAGTACTGGCCCAACCCGATATAGGCTACGGGGTTATCCGTGCGCAACTCGAAGTGCTGAATCATGTAGCGCTGCACGATCATCTTCGCTACCGGGAAGTTTTCCGTCTTGACCGGATGCGCGGCCAATTCCATCGTTACGCTTCCATCCGGCCCCATGCTCATCTTTGGACCTTCTTCCACGATGGTCTGAATGTCCGCCTCAGTCTTGAGCCGTTGCGCTTCGTCCGGCAGGACCGTTCCCGGCAACATGGTGCTGAGAGCCGTATCCTGATTCTCAGGCACTCCAAACCACTCGGCTGCCGCGGGATTCCCTTTCGTCAGTTCTTGGAACATGGTTTCAATCGCGGCGCGGAGTTCTTCGGGAGAAACGGGGAGATCCTGATCCTCGTCGACTACCACGTTCACGTCGCCTTGCATCTTCATCCAGTCCACATTCTTGTTTTGGAAGGCTCCGCCGTTAGCTTCTACGACATCGCGGATTTCTTTCAGCGCGCCGGATTTCATCAGGGTTTGCAAGCATTCAATTGAGTTCTGCGTTGCCTTCGCCCGCTCATCCTGCACGTTCTCAAAGTAGGGTTTCAGCGTCGTGGCGGCGCGCGCCAACTGCAATTGCTGCCCGCCCAAGGTCTCTACATCGTCCTGCGTGCCCTGTCCGCTCAACTGGCGCGGGATGCCTAAGATCAGTTCGCAGAATGTCATCAGCATCATGGGGTAATTCCACAATGCCGGGTTAATCGGCAAATCGAAGTGCATAAACGACTCGGCCATCGGCCGCGGCTCGCCGTTGATCCGCATCGGGATCGGAACCACAGTCCCAGCCGGCACTTGCTTGCCACTCATCTTCTCGGTATCGATTCGAGCGGCGTCGACTACGTTTAATCCGGTCGCGGCGCGCGAGGCCCAATCGTCCAGAATCCACATCGTTCGATTGAACCGTGCGTTGAAGCTCACTGCCGTGTTTGCTAAGGCGTTGCAGTACACTCCCTGATTCGTGTACAGCGCGCAATGGGTTAGTTCTTTAGTCAGCACTGCGGCCCGGATGTCAACTACCGTCTGTCCGACCATCGAAACCATGCAACCATCGGGGAATAAGGCTTTCATGCGATCAGCGAAAGCAAAATCCCTGAGCTTGAAATAGCTCATGGGCTGCATCCACACTCGCGAGTAGGTGGGATTCGTTAGCGAGTTGTCCGCGGTCATCCCGCCGAGATCACTCACCGCGTTCAATCGCGAGAGCTTTTCCATGCTGGCGTTCGCGGTCGTGTTCGTCTCCGCGCCTGGCTGGATCGAATCACGGAAGGCAGGGAACATCATGCAGGCTTCCCCGAAGTCAATTTCCGTGTCGTAGGCCGCGATCGGCGTCTGTTTCAGCGGATTCTTGCCTTTGCACTTCGGGTCAACGTCCATCTCCAAGCAGGAGATTAGAGATTGCTTTACCCCGGCGCGCGGGATCTTGTTGGACCCTGCCGCTCGGAGTCCTGTGCGCGAGCCTTCCCCAGAAGCGTAGTAGCTTTCCTGTCCCATGAACGCCCCGCAGTTCGGGCAATTCATGCCATCCGGCGATTGTGCAGGCGATTCGGTTCCGCAGTTCGGGCAGGTGTAGTGTGGCCCGGAGTCTACCTGCATATCTTCAAACTGCGCTTCTTCGTCGTAGCCGAACATCTCGCCGTCGATCACTGGCCGGGTGTAGCAGAAGTACGAGCCCATCAGGAATAGCAGTTCGTAGATCGATCGAATCATCGCCCGATTCTCATTCTGGCTTTCCATGATTCGCACAGCTTCTACAGAAGCTTTCGCTGTAACCGTGTCCTGCAGGCTGGGATCAGCGTTGCGCGGTTTGATGATTGCCTTTGGAACAGCTCGGCTCATCGTCGCCGTAAAGACGTTGCAGAACATCAGCGTCAGAGGATTGATCCAGCGCTCAAGGTCGGTATCTTCCCCATCGTCTGTGTTGTTCGATCGCGCCCAGGCTAAGGCGTCGTACCAGCAATTTGTTGACGTGTCCCAGCGGATGACTTGGACGCCTTTCCAGTAGAAGATATTCTCCATCCACTGCCGGATGCGCTCGAGGCGGTCTTGTGACCATGAGTTGCGATAGTCGCTGATGGTCTTGACCAACTGCTCCTGATCTTCCTTCGTGACCTGTCCAGTCGAGAAGTACTGATCTTCAGGAGTTGCTGGAGACGGATTATCAGGACTGACTTCGGCCACGTTTTGCGTGGTTCCGCCGTCCGGCTGTCCGCCTTGCGGATTGCCCATCATTCCAGAGAAACTAGGGAGTCCGCCTACGCCTGCTGCCATTTATCGCATCCTCGCTTTGAATCTTGCTTTCTCTGACGCGGGTGCTCGGTCAAACCGCACTAACACGCGGTCGATAGGATTCGACGCTGATACTCCGTCCGCCTTGTCCTCTTCGACGGAGACTTGCTTGCGCGGCTCGGGCTGATCCAAGAGACGCTCGATCATCGCTGCATTCTCTTCGCGCAGCCGCGCGATTTCTTTCTGCGCCTCGTCCAGACGTTCGCGTGAAACCCAAGGGAATCTCACGGCCACTCCACCAGCAAGACGCCTCCGGCATCCGGGGAGTTCGTCGTCAACTGCAAAATGGTTGTGCCCTGCGCGCCTACGAAGTCGCTGTAGGCTCCATGCACGCGCCCATCAGTTCCGCCGAAGATAATCGGCTCATAGGCTTTTCCAATCTGCCCGTTGTTGTTTGGCAGCCACGTTTGCAGGTTTGCAGGACTGGCCGCAGGCGGCGCTTGTCCGATTGGCGCAATCACTGCCGGCGAAGGCAACCCGGGCTGGGTGTCCATGTAATAGCCTTGCAGCCCTTGCGGAACGCCACCGTTGTACGAAGGATCTTCGATGACTTCCACCTTGGAGCACATGATGGTGAGAACGATGTTGGTCATCGCCCCGCCTTGTGCGTTGATGGCGATGTTCGTAACTTTGGGGTTTACGGCTGCCATAGCTCCTCGATTCTTAAACTCTGCTGGTGATCCAGCGTTCCTGCACTGATTTCAATAGGGCGATCAGCCCCGGCTTCCCCGGAAACAGCATCTCTGCCGTGATGCGCTCTTTGTCGCGCGCTTCGAGTTCCGCGTTGTACTCCCAAACCGGGCAAACGTTCCGGCCATGCGGCGATCCGCATATCCTGCAGCGGCGATGAAATCTGACTTTCACTTGTCGAGCCTCGCGAATAGACCGACGCCAGGAGTCGGCGGCGGAGATGGTATGACAGGAAATATCGGACTGCCCGCTAAGACCGCTGCCAGCAATGCGATGTTTGCTCCCGGGTCGGTGCCGTCGCTCGCTGCCCCTTGACAGGCACCCGGAGACACCAAATAGTTTCCGCCATTCCCATTGTTGTAGTTTGAGAACACTGCGTTATACGAAGCTACAGACGTGACATTCGTTCCCGGCCAAGTGTGTGTTCCATTGGCTACAAAGCAGTTATGTCCAAAGGTCTGAGGAGACCAGCATTGCGTAAGCAGGGAGGAACCTGATCCGGTATTTGCGCAGTTTGAAGGATTCGATCCGCCTACAGAATTTGTGGTTCCGCTCCCAGAAGCCTGCAAATTGTTAGTGTAGGTGAAGTTCGCCATATTGAACGTGCTGGCGATGGTGGGACCGCTGACGCCGATCGCTGCTCGTGTCGTCGTGCCGGTCGCGTAGACGAACGTGTTGTGATTGATTAGGACATCATGTAATGCCTGCCCAGAGGTAGTGATAGCCGGATCAGAGACGTTTGAGATGGTCGATCTTGAACTGGGGCACGATGCCGAATTCGCCCCGCAGTACCCGATGTTGTCGGTAACGTTGTCGTGGATGCTCCATTGGTTCCCGGTGGCAGCGTCGAACCCACCGTTGTTGACAAGCGATAAGTCTCCGAAGGAGTTCACCGTATTGATTTGGTTGTAGCGCAGCGTAATGTTTTGGTCCGCGCAGATCGAGCATCCACCAGACTGGTTGACCGGGGTGAATGTGATCGCCTGCCCCTGCTGCGTGAATCCGCCCCAAGTGTTCACGAACTGGTTGCCTTCGATCAGAGCCAGTTGCATGTTCTTAATTTCGAACAGATTCTTTACTACCAGCGGGTGCCCGCCAACTCCTCCGTTGTACGAAGGGTTAATTTGACTCCATGTCAGAGGCTTAAAGAACAGATTCAGTCGAATCTCGAAGTTAGACGGAATCGTGTTCGAACTACTACCACCATGAAGCATGTTCTCGCCAGCCGCTTCGAGGTAATTGTTGACGTACTTGAGTGTGCTCTCCGTGGTGCTGTTTGTGACGTTGGTCCCGCCTCCGATGGCCTTCGAGTCCGTGCATGATCCAGACACAGAGACGCAGTAGAAGTCACTGAAATAACTGTCTACGGCCGCAAGGAAGCTCGCCGTATTGTCGCGGAAGCAGCGATTCGTCTCGTCTCCGGTCTCGGTTCCGTGGCACCACACCCGATCAAAGATGACGTGATCGACGCCAACATCTCCGACGAGCACAAGATCATTGATCAGTCCTGTTGCCGCCGCGCGCGTTATTTCGATCCCTATCACACGGATGCCGGAACTGCCCGCTGTGAAGGTCAGTGCGGGACTGGTATTTGGTGTAACTATTTGCGCCGTGTAGGTTCCTGCAGAAGCAGGACAGTTGAATAGCGGACGCCCCGGCAAACTCGTCACTCCGGCATAGCACGGACTGAACTGCGGCACGCCAAGATTGACACTGTTATAAGCCGTAGTGAATCGCCCGCCCTCTCCTGGGAGGCTCGCTACCCCAGAACTCTGAATCCATAGGTAGTTGCTCGTTGGGCAGGAAATCGACGGAATCGTAAAGTTCCCAGAGAACGATGCTCCCGCGGCCAACGTGATCTTCTGCCCACATGCAGCCGCGGCCAGAGCGGTGGTCAGTTGCCCCGCCGTGCTCACGTTCACGACGCTTCCGGTTGCTGGCGTGTTCGCGATTGCTGTGTTGTAGCAGGACGTAGGCAGCGTTGCCGGCCCGTCACTGGTTCCCCATACCGGAGTTCCGCCAGGACAATAGATGTTATCGCTGATCGTGCTGACCGTGCCCCCTGTAACTGGTGCGGAAATCCGGTTCTGTATGAGCGGTTGCCCCACCATGTAGACCCATGCGTTCTGTCCGGCCGTCAGAGTGGGCGCCGTAGTCGACGTCGCAGATGCGGAGATGTTGGACGCAAATAGCGTTGTCGGGCTGGTCGTGCCGGTATAGATCGAGAAGCTGCTAATGGTTGAAGTGCTCGCGTAAGTCGCGTCACTTTTCACCAGTGACCATGAAAGCGTGGTTCCTGAAATGGTTGGCGCGGAGATGGTGATGCAGTTGTCGACGCCCGTTTCGATTTCAGTTCCTTCTTCGTAATCGTTCCATGTCGCCATTTGTATGTACTGCAACTGGCTGGCGATGCCATAGCCCGCGGTTGAAATCGCGCCGGCAGTTAGACTGAAAACCTGTCCGCATTGCTGTGCTATGACTCGGCCCGAACCAAAGCCGCCCGGAGTTGAATCATCAAATCCTTTGTACAGAACCCCAATCGCCACCTTGGTGCTATGCGCCCGCGCCACCGAATAAAAGTTAGAGAGATAGGTGTTGCTGCAGTTTCCATCCCAGCAGAACTGATTGGTGATGCTGTACGCTTGTGGTTGCGGCCAGGCGAACCCACCAGCGATGCCGGACTCTGTAAAAGCTCCGCTGTTCTCGTCGATCAGATCCACCGAGTTCGCGTAGGTGCAACCGGTTCCACAAGAGTTTCCGAAAGCCGCATGCGCTGACACCGCACTGTAGACCGTGGAGAAGTTTGTCCCGGGGTAGTCGCCTTGCGTGATAAACAGAGGAACGATCTGATGGCTGTTGGTCGCATTGTGCTCGTAATAGCTTTGCGCCAGCCACGTCTTTTCCATGTAATCAAGCTGCGCATTCAGTGCCGAAATCAAGCACCCACTCTGATCGCCTCCGGCTGCCGGACACTGACCAGCCCCAGAGCCGTTGATAGCCCCGCCGTCGATCTGAATCATCAGCTTTGGGGTTACGGACGGATTGGCGGCGATGGCACTGGCAAGTGCGACAGTTACGCTTAGGTTGTAGGCCTTCGATGTAGTCTGCCCGCAAGATCCTCCGCAGCCGTAGTAGTCGACGTTCACCACATCGAACCCGGCTGACTTCATTGACTCGGACTGCTCTAGCACCTGGGCAGCGTTGCTCTCTTCCATGCCGATGCTTAAATGGCCGTTGCAAGGGTTGCTCGTGTTGCAAAACCAAGGCTGGTAGTGCGCGATGAATCGCGCCGTCACTCCGCTATAGAGATAGTTCTTTACGCTCAACGGAGAAACATTTGTGGGCAGAGGGTCGAGAACCGTGGTCTGTGCGCCAGTATTGCTGCCACTGGTGAGAAGGGGCATCGAACCCACACCGTTGCAGCCCGCAGTCGGCGTACCATTCGCAGAGCACGCAGACGTGTTATTGCTCGTACTCTGTGCCACACAAGCTACTGAGAGAAGCAGGAAGGCAAAAACTAGCTTCACTCGGCACCTGCGAGCAACGGCATTAAATCGAGAAGCGAGAACATGGTTGGGACTGGAGCAGTGACGGATGCAGCCGTATAGGTGTAGGAGTTCACCGTGCTATCTGAAAGAGTGCTCGTGCCGGCGATGATCTTAATAGTTTCTGCCGAACTTACTGTGATGGCGATGGTGTACTGCGTTCCAGTTGTGCAGCCTGTTCCCGCCCCGTTCGTGGCCGGGGTTGCGCCGTTGGTGGTGAAACACGCGACCGTGGTTCCTGAGTTTGGATTCGTGCAAGTGACCGTCTGCGGGACCACGCCCGAGGTCGGAGTGCAGGTTGCGGGAGACGCCTGAGACCCGCTTGAATTGATAGCTCCTGCGTCCCATGCCGCACTGGTTGGGCGAGCATTCCCATTTTTATCGGAGCACAATGCGCCAAGTCCTGGTATCGGCTGTCCATTGCACGTACTGAACAGGTTGGCTCCGGCACCAATCGCCGGAGAGCCCGCTTGCAAAGAACCGTCTGTATTCAACTTTATATTGGCAGGCGTTATGAGTTGGGAGTTAGCATCGTGCGTGGCCGCGCCGGGTATCGCCGTGCTCTTCCATGTGGTCAACGACTGAGTATCGTGACCCGGATAGGTGAAGTTGTCGGTGTTTCCGTTCGCAGAGCCGTCTACGTAGGTATTGTAATTAAGCGCACCGATCCCGTTGATTGTAGATCCGGTGTCGATCTTGATGTCAAATGACTGCCCCCAGACGATATTGTTCTGGTGAGATTGAATCGTGGTCGAAGCCGATCCCGCCTCGATGGAGATCCCGCCCCCCGTATATCCATTCTGAAACATAGTGTTGTTCCAGATGTAGGCGTTTGTCGGACCCGCATTATTGAACAGCGATGGGGCACTGCGGTATGGCGTGGTGGTGGAAGTGTTGTTGAAGATGTAGACGGAGCCGCCCGTGCAGCAGGTAGCTTCCGCAAAGATCCAGCCCGTCACCGACACCGAACCAATATCGCCGTCGAATGTGTTGTTGTAGATGTAAACGCTTAGGTAGAATCCCGGACCACCGCTCTGAAAGATGTGGATTCCGTCATGATGGTAGGGGAACGGGGTGCCAGCGTCCCACGCGGCCATTGGACCAAAGTGGTTGTTGTGAATGAATGTATTCGTGTAACTGGTGGCCGCCGCTCCTAGCGATACTTCATGGTTTGTGTTCGCCAGATAGTTGTTACTGATCTCAATGGTGTTTCCGTTTGGCGCAACGATCTCGCCGGAGTCAGTCATGTAATTGTTATCGACCAGAAGGCTATTTGACGGGCTGGCATGAATGCAGAAGTATGTTGCCCAATCAGGAGCCAGGTCCGTGATTGAGGTACGCAGGTACATATCGATGATCTTGTAGTTTTTGATGACGATATTGTTT